GGTTATCACGAAGAACGCCGCAAGGCAGAGGCTGCCCAGCGTGAGCGGGAAGAAGCCATTCGTGCAGCCCAAGTGATTGCCGAAGAGAATAAAAAACTCAAAGGCTCACTGAGCGAAAGCCAAACAGCTTTGATTGAAAGCGCTAAACGCGTAGTCAATACAGAGATCGAAGAGGCTAAATCCAAGTACAAAACTGCCTATGAGTCAGGGGATTCTGAAGCACTGTTGGCTGCACAAGAAGAGCTAACGGCTGCAAAGATAAAGGCTGATAAAGTTAACAATTTTAAGCCGACCCCTTTACAAGATAGTAAAAATGAAGTACAAACGGCTCAAGCGGCTCCAACTACAGTGGTTGATCCCAAAGCGGAAGCGTGGCGGGAAAAGAATCCGTGGTTCGGAAACGATGATGAAATGACCAGCTTTGCGTTGGGGTACCATGCGAAACTCCTCAAGTCTGGCGTTAATCCATCGTCCGAAGAGTATTACGAGAAGTTAAATTCTCGGTTGAAACAAGTTTTCCCAGATGCGTTTGAGTCTGAGAAACCTGCTGATGCGCCACCCCCTCAGCGGCCAGCCAAATCAAACGTAGCACCTGCTACGAGAAGCACAGCGCCCAAAAAGATCGTGCTGACTCAGACTCAGGTAAATATCGCCAAGCGGCTTGGTGTTCCTTTGGAACTCTATGCCAAAAAGGTTGCGGAAGAACAAGTGAGGAGTAACTAATCATGACAGCACAAAGTAGACTATCGCGCGAACTAGATTCGAGAGCATCCACCCAACGTCCAACGATGTGGAGGGCGCCTGAGACTCTACCTATGCCCGACCCCCGGCCCGGTTGGAAACATAGATACATTCGCATTAGCACAATGGGGCAGTCTGATCCCAGTAACATTTCCTCTAAGTTCAGAGAAGGATATGAACCCTGCAAAGCGGAAGATTATCCTGAGATGATGATGCACGCCACCGAAGAAGGCCGATTCAAAGGCAATATCGAGGTAGGCGGATTGTTACTCTGCAGAATCCCAGAAGAGTTTTTGCAACAACGTGATGCGTATTACGCAAAACAAAACCAAGCTCAAATGGACTCCGTGGATAACAATTTCTTGAAAGACAGCGACCCTAGAATGCCTCTGTTCTCAGAGAAACGTTCGAAGGTTACATTTGGTTCTGGTTCTTAATCTTTAAGGAATTAACATGGCTTATCCTACAGTTTCGGCCCCTTACGGCCTGAAGCCTGTTAACTTGATCGGTGGACGTGTATATGCGGGTTCTACTCGTATGTTCCCCATCGTGAATGGTTACGGCACAAGCTTGTTCAACGGCGACGTTGTTCAAATCGGTACCGGTGCAAACATCGGTAATCTCGTAGTCTCATCCTTGGCATACAACGCTTCTTCAGCAGTAGCTGGAACAATCGGTGTGTTCGTTGGTTGTGAGTACTCCACCACTGGCGGCCCCATTTATGGTAAGAATCGTTACCAATACTGGCAAGCTAGTACAACTGCTCCTGACGCCCTTGGCTATGTAGTTGATGATCCTCAAGCTGTTTTCAAATCAGCCGTGGTCGTTAACCCAGCCGGTACAGGTGGTAGCACTACTATTGCTTACGCTAACCAAGCGTTCATTGGTTCCAATGCTTATTACATTGGCGCTGCCGCTGGCAATACTGGTTCTACAACCACTGGTGACTCTCTTGCTGGCGTTGCAATTTCTGCATCCGCTACTGTAAGCACACCAATTACTACCAGCGCAGCGATGCGTATCGTGGGTATTGTCCCTGATACAGCAGTGTCTTATGTGCAAGCTGGTACTTCTAGCTCTACGACAATCACATTGTCTGCAGCTAACTCTAGCATCGTCCCAGGAATGGCAGTCACTGGCCCCGGCATTACAGCAGGTTCAAACACCTATGTAACCGCTGTGTCTGGTACTAGCGTGACAATTAATACGGCTGTTGCCTCTGCGCAATCTTCCGCTGTTAACTTCACATTCACTGGATATCCCGAAGTGTTGGTGACATGGAACTTTGGTTACCATAGTTACTTCAATGCTAATGGCGTTTAATTAAGGAGCTAACAAATGGCTATTTCACGCGCACAATTATTGAAAGAGCTGCTCCCCGGCTTGAACGCTTTGTTCGGTTTGGAGTATGCACGTTATGGCGAAGAGCACAAAGAGATCTATGAAACAGAGACCTCTGAGCGTTCATTCGAGGAAGAGACCAAACTGTCTGGCTTCTCAGCAGCACCTGTTAAAAACGAGGGCACAGCCATCGCTTATGACAATGCACAAGAGGCATGGACAACTCGCTATAACCACGAAACCATTGCTTTGGGTTTCTCAATCACTGAAGAGGCGATTGAAGATAACTTGTACGACAGCTTGTCTGCTCGTTACACCAAAGGTTTGGCTCGTGCCATGGCTTATACCAAGCAAGTGAAAGCTGCTGCTGTTTTAAATAACGGCTTCAACTCTAGCTATGTTGGTGGTGACGGCGTTGCATTGTTTGCAACTAACCATCCCTTGGTCAACGGCGGTACCAACGCTAACACTCCTACTACCCAAGTTGATTTGAACGAGACTTCTTTGGAAGCCGCCGTGATCCAGATCGCTGCTTGGACAGACGAGCGTGGCCTCTTGATCGCTGCAAAGCCCAAGAAATTGGTCATTCCTCCCTCATTGATGTTTGTTGCAAAACGTTTGTTGGATACCGAACTCCGCGTCGCTACCACAAACAATGACATCAACGCCATCAAGCAAATGGGCGCAATCCCAGAGGGCTACACTGTCAACCACTTCTTGACAGATCCCAACGCTTGGTTCCTTACCACTGACGTTCCCAATGGCTTGAAGCACTTCGAGCGCACACCATTGCAGAACTCTATGGATGGTGATTTTGATACGGGTAACGTACGTTATAAATCACGTGAGCGTTACTCTTTTGGATGGAGTGATCCATTGGGAATCTGGGGTTCTTCAGGTTCTTTCTAATAAAATCAAGCACTTAGCGCGATTTGAGAAGGCCCTTCGGGGCCTTTTTTATTGGATATTATTTTGTTATGTGTCACCCGTATCGTAACTTGTTTTCGAAAAGTATTTAGAAAATATATTTGACATTCTCCATCCATTGATATATAGTTGAGACTTCTAAAAGGAGTTAACTATGTTTTATGTTTATGTTTATCGTGACCCGCGCCCTCTTAAACTAGGCCAGCCTGTGTACGTAGGTAAAGGTACAGGAGATCGTGATTTATCGCATTGGTCAAGAGGATCTCACAATAAACCGTTTCAAGACTTTATTTCGCATTTAAAACAGCGCAATTTTGTTGCCGTTTGTGAGCGTGTATTTGAAACGGAAAATGAAGAAGAAGCTTTTGCCAAAGAGATGGAACTTATCAAACTATATGGACGTCGAGATTTAAAAACAGGAACATTATTTAATTTAACTGATGGTGGCGAAGGCCCAAGCGGATATATTAAATCGGAAGAACAAAAAGCCGCTGATGGACGATTTACCAAAGAACATTGGCAAGACCCAGAGTATCGCGCCAAAGTAGTTGCAGGGCAAACCAAAGCTCAGAATACGCCAGAAGCACTTGAATCTAAGTCAATCAATTCTAAAAAGATGTGGGAAACAAAAGGGGGTACACTGGCTAAAAGCATCAAGGAAGCTCGTAATACAGACAAGTCCAAAGCTAAAACCAGCGCTCAAGCTAAAACTCAGTGGGCTGACCCTGAGTATGCGGCTAAACAAACTGCAAACAACAAAGAAATTGCTAACCGTGAGGAAGTCAAAGCTGCTAAAAAAGCCGCAGCCAAAGCACTGTGGGCGGATCCAATTTGGAAATCAAAAATGATGGCTGCAAGAAACAAGAAAAAACTTCTTGACACACCCAAGGAATAGTGTATATTGAAGGCTGTCTGGGATTTTTTCTCTTGTTGCCAGCCCGCCCAGGGGTCACGATGCAACGATTAACAAGAGACTTTTGCATAAGGAATTATCATGGCTCGTTCCACGTTCTCCGGCCCAATTCTATCGGGCTCAAATAGATTTGGCCCCATCCGCGATGTAGGATATACCGATCTCGCTCAAAACATTGACATGAACTTCGCCAACACTGGCGGAAATGGTACTGCTGGTTACCCCGGTGGTTCTGGTCAGTTTGTTAATGGCAACTTGATCCCCAACGTTAATGCTGTTGTTTATACAAACTCTAGTTCTGTATACCCTCCCACAGCCGCAACCATCACTGCTGACGCAGCTACAACCGTGTATCGCGGCGCTGTGTTTTACATCCCCACAGGTTCACAGATCAATGACTTCTTGGTTGACATTGGTACAGCCATTGGAACATCTGGTTCCACATTGACTGCTGGTGTGGTAAACATTGGTAACCAATTCAACGGTACTCAGTACGGTTCAGTAACTTTGACAGCCAGTGCGAACACATTGACTGCTGGTCGTTACTCTACAACTTTCACTGGTGCTCAGTTGACTGCTATCCAAGCAACCACTGCTGACTTTACCAACCCCACAGGTGTGGTTGAGCCCGCTACGTTCTCACAAGTTGTGATGACTTTGGTGTTGACTGGTACAGGTACTCCTGCTCCCAATGCTGGTACTTTGTACTTGACTGTGCGTTACACACAGCCTGACGGAAACATCGGTACAACTACAGCTTACCCCTACGGTAACTTTGATTAATCTCTAGGGGCTTCGGCCCCTATCTTTAAACTTTAAGGAGATTATTCATGGCTACACCAAAGGCTAAATCGATTACGCAACAAGGAAGGTATGAGCCTTTTGAGTTGCAAGTTGCCCGTGGGCAAATTGGGTTTCATAATGGCGTTAACATTTTTGGTTACCAGCCCTCTATCGGTACAAGTTTTATCCCAATTTGGGAAGTAACTTCTGCATATCCTGCATACCTAACAACTGCTTCTACATTCACAATTGCTAGCGCTTCTGCATCAGATCAAAATGCAGTGGTGTTAGTGACTGGACTGGACGCAAACTACAACGTATTGTCTGAGCAAGTGCTTATGACAACTTCAACACCAAGTGGTACAACCGTTGGCAAGTATTTACGCATCAATGGATTGACACTAACCACTCCCGGTTCTGGTCAAAAAACAAACGTAGGCCAGATCACCGCCACTGCTTCAAATAGCAGTGTGTACGCTTATATCAATGCAGGTATTGGCAAAAGTCAAATGGCTGTTTATTCTGTGCCCAACAACTCAGAATATGACTTTACGCAAATCACCATCAACACCAATAACGCATACACATCGTCTACAACTTTGACTTATCAAGCTGTGGCGTACAACAATGCAACCGGTGTTCAATTAAGTGTTTTGCAAGAGCCATTCATCAATAACTTCATTGTGACCAAAACAATCCCATTCAAGTTTGGCCCAAGGACTGATATTCAATGGCAATTGAAAGCAAGTACAGGAACCGTAGCTGCTGGTATTGTGGTTGAAGGTTATCAGATCTTTAACGTAGATTCTGGGAACACCTAATCATGGCTAAGTCACCCGCATGGCAGCGCAAAGAAGGGAAGAATCCGAACGGCGGCTTAAACGCCAAAGGCCGGGCATCCGCAAAGAAGGAGGGGATGAATTTAAAAGCTCCCCAACCAGAGGGCGGATCAAGGAAGAAAAGCTTCTGCGCGCGCATGAGCGGGATGAAAAAGAAATTAACTTCATCAAAGACAGCAAACGATCCAAACAGCAGGATTAATAAGTCTTTGAGAGCTTGGAAGTGTTGAGGTAATCATGGCAACTAAATGGGATAGAGTACCTAAGTTCAACGATGATGTTGCAAAAAGCAGCATGGAAGACGCACGTAAAGTCGTCAAAGATACTTCCAAACTTAGAGGTGCTGCAGTTGATGCAGTGAAAGAAGCTGGCAGTCGTGCCGCTAGTCGTTTACTTGGCCGAGCAGGATTGGCTGGGGCCTCACTTCAAACTGGATATGATGCTGGCCGTGCGCTCGATGAAGCCACAGGTATTGGCAAAAAGATGGTTGATAAATCTGGGCTTGGTGACATGGCTGCAAAAGCAGCTACATCCGGCGAAAGAGTCACGTTGACCAAAGATGCCCAGTCCCGTATTGATCGTGGCGATTTGGATAAAAAGCCTGTTAAACGTTCAGTATCTAGAACAACCGTATCTGCTGAGCCCGCTCCTCAAATGAAAGAGGAAAAAGACTACGGCCCAGATATTAGAGATGATGTTGGGCCCCCCAAAGAGCCAAGCGCCGATAACATGTTGAAACGTGGTGGTCGAGTTCACGCATCTAAACGTGCTGACGGTATTGCACAAAGAGGGCATACGCGGTATCGTGGAGATAAACACTAATGGACACGCCAATATGGAATGCAGTTCTCTCCTTGCTTGTCGCGCTTTTAGGCTGGGTATTGAGAGAGAAGTCCGCAGAATTGCAACGGGTAACTATTTTGCTCAATCGTACACGCGAAGAAATGGCGAAAGAGTATGTAACCAAGGCAGAAGTTCATGCCGATATCAACCGTGTGTTGGATCGACTGGACAGGTTGGAAAGCAAAATTGATAGGTTAATGGAGAGTAACCATGCCATCAACTAGCTCAGATTTAACGGTGAATTGTTTAGATTGTCAGAAAGAAAAAACTTTTAATAAGTATGAAGTTAATCGTGAAAGACATTTGAACTATCGCTGTAGAATTTGTGCTATTAAAAATTATTATTCAAGTAAGCCAAAATTAACAAAAGAAGAAAAAGCAAAATATCGAAAAGAGTATTATGAAAAACATCGACAAAGACTTGATGCATACTCTAACGATTGGAGGCAAGAAAAAAGGCTTGAAATAATCAAAGAGTTGGGTGGGGAATGTAATCATTGTGGTGAAAATGATCCTATTGTGTTGGACATAGATCACATACATAATGATGGTGCGAAAGAAAGAAAAGAAGCAAAAAGAAAAAATGTTGTTTCAATTCTTAGGGCAAAAGGTATAGATAAACAACGCTATCAATTACTCTGCAAAAATTGTAATTGGCGCAAAGAATTTCTTAGGAGACGTCATGCCGAGTGTATCGAAGAAGCAGCATAATTTTATGCAGGCGGTCGCTCATTCCCCAGCGTTCGCCAAGAAAGCAGGAGTCCCTCAAAATGTGGGGCAAGAGTTCAGTAAAGCGGACAAAGGCCGCACATTTAAACAAGGTGGAACTATGAAATCGGAAAAAACTAAAGAGTTGCGTCAAGCAAAGACCCTCGAAAAGCTCGCTAAAGAAGAGCGTTCTGAGGCAAAAGGCATGAAGCACGGCGGTCACGCTAAGCATCATGTTAAAAAAATGGCTTCTGGTGGCATGACCACTGGTAAGCATGGCGTTGCTGAGAAAAGCGGTATGACAACTGCTAAGATGGGCAAGGCTGAAGTGGGCGGCAAGCTCAAACATGGTGAGCACAGCATCCAGAAAAAGGGCCATACACGTGCTATGGAGCCTAAAATGGGTGCAGGTAAGCCCTTGGGTATGAAGCACGGTGGTAAAACCCACCATAAAAAGTAAGGAAACATCATGAAACATCACGATCACATCGCCGACCACAAGCATCCTTTCCATAGCGGTGGTACAAAACACCACGGAAAGACCGAATTGCACCATGTTCAGCATCCCCATCCCGAAGAACACCACCATGTTCACGGTATGAAGCACGGTGGACACGTAAAACACCACCATGAGCACGTTGCACACCACATGAAAGAGCATGAGGGACATCATCACGCTCACGGTGGCCACATTCATCACCATGAACACGTGGAAAAACACCTAAAACACCATGATGGTCACCACATGAAGCATGGCGGACACGTTCATCACCATGAACACGTCGAAAAAATGCACAAACACGGCCACAAATAAGCCCCTAGGAGCAAAAAATGAGAGCACTAATGCGTAGACCTATGATGAGAGCGCCAATGGCTGCTCCCATGGCTCCTGCTGCGCCTATGGCAGCCCCTGCTGGGGCTATGCCGGGCATGAAAAAGGGTGGAATGGCTTCTCCACATCACCGTGCTGACGGTATTGCTCGTAAAGGGCATACCAAGTGCGCATGTGGCGGGGGAAAAATGTAATGATGGCGAGCCGTGGTATGGGCGTCATGAACCCGTCAAAGATGCCGGGTAAAAAGATAATACATCGTAAGGATCATCCAAACGATGTGTCGCTGTACAAGCACGGTGGTGAGGTGTGGGATACCCCTAACCCAGCCAAAAAGCACAAAAAGCTTAGCCCTGCTAAGAAAGCCAAAGCAAAAGCAGCGGCTAAAAAAGCAGGTAGGCCCTACCCTAATTTAATTGACAATATGAGAGCAGCAAAATGAGCTTACCTGATTTTCTCCAAAATAATCTTGAATTTCTAATCGACGAATTAGATATCAGAGCAACACACCAACTCATGGCAAATGGTCACGTTGAAGATAGACTTTTGGATATCATCAATGGTTTAGAAAGCTGTCTTCCAGCACCCGCTGAGGATCCTGCACCTGTTGTCGTTGATACTCCTGCTGATCCTGTTGTTGAAGCACCAGAAGAAGTAGAGCCGGTAGTTGAAACTCCAGTAGCTACTGAGGCCCCCGCACAATGAGTACTTCCGGCACCTCTGCATTCGACCTTGACTTCACGGACTTAGCCGAGGAAGCGTGGGAGCGTGCCGGTCGTGAGATGCGCACGGGCTATGACTTGCGTACTGCACGCAGGTCAATGAACCTAATGACCATTGAATGGTCGAACCGTGGCATTAACATGTGGACTATCCAACAGCAGTCCATTACTTTTGTTCAGGGTTTAAATACTTACCCAATCCCACCTGATACCGTTGATCTGTTAGATCATGTTATACGTACAAATGCTAATAGCACGAGCAACCAAGCTGACTTAAACATCACCCGCATTAGTGTCAGTACGTATGCCACTATCCCAAATAAATTAACGCAAGCAAGACCTATTCAGGTTTTGGTGCAAAGAAATTCTGGCGAAACAAATCCGCTTTACGCATCCCCCATTCCGGGCTCTAATGCTCAGCCCGTGCAGGTTTATCTTGCAAATAGTATTAGTGCAACCGATACGTCAATCACACTTACCAGTACGTACGATATGGCAGCCCAAGGGTATATACAACTTGGATCTACATCTGGTGAAATTATTTATTACTCTTACATATCAGGGAATACCCTAGGTAATTGTTTTAGAGGTCAAAACAACACAACAGCCACTGCATACACTGGAGGTGGCACAACCACAGCCGTGTACATCCCGCAAATTCCAGCCATCACTGTGTGGCCAACGCCTGATGGTTCAACAACGTATACGTTTGTTTACTGGCGTATGCGCAGGATACAGGACGCAGGAACTGGCATAGAAACTGGAGATATGACTTTCAGGTTTTTGCCTGTGGTAGCCGCTGGTTTGGCTTACCATATCGCAATGAAAGTGCCTGAGTTGATGCCCAGAATACAGATGCTTAAACAAGCCTACGACGAACAATTTGAACTGGCCGCAGGTGAAGATCGAGAAAAAGCTGCGATCCGTTTTGTGCCTAGACAAATGTTTATTGGTGGGGGAACCTAGTGGGTAATAGGTTTGCATCAGGTAAATACTCGATTGCCGAGTGTGATCGATGTGGCCAACGGTATAAATTAAAACAGTTGAAAATGGAGGTCATTAAGACTAAACTATATCAACTGAAAGTTTGTCCTGAGTGCTGGGATCCTGATCAGCCGCAACTTCAATTGGGTATGTATCCAGTTGATGATCCGCAGGCAGTTAGGCAACCAAGGCCCGATTTGTCTTATGAAGCGTCTGGAACCACGGGCTTGCAGGTGGATTCAGTCAATCCGAATGACTATACAGTTATAGGTCAAGGCACACCGGCAGGCGGTTCGAGAGATACCCAATGGGGTTGGAATCCTATTGGTGGGGCAAGAAATTTTGATACGGGGTTAACACCTAATTATTTGGTTGCAACAACGTATGTGGGCACGGTGACTATTACAGGGAGTTAAAAATGGCTAAACATGATGATGTTCAAGAAGATAAAAAGTTGATCAAAAAGGCTTTCAAAATGCATGACAAACAAGAGCACAAAGGCAGTCATACTGATTTGAGCAAGCTCAAAAAAGGTGGCAAGGTTCACAAAATGGCTGCGGGTGGTAAAACCAACGCCGACATGCTAAAGCATGGACGCAACATGGCCAAGGTCATAAATCAGCGTTCTTCTGGCAGAGGTGGTTAATATGGCAACTCAAGTCAAACCAACCAAAAAGAATAGCCCTGCTATTCATAAACCAGCAAAAAAATTCAACGGCCCAGCCTCTGAATACGCGCCCCCACATACTATGGATGATAAACCCGTAAGTGTTACTAGCGTTCATGCTGGTGTGGAAAGTAACAAAGAGTATTTGCGTAACGCCAACGTATCTGTGGCAAACAGCCGTAGCAATGAATACCCACCAACAAAGACTTCTGGTATTGTTGTACGTGGTACATCTGCGCAAACAAAAGGTAGGATGGCTAGAGGGCCAATGGCGTAATGTATTACAGCGAACTTGTCACTGCCGTTAATGACTATGTAGAGAATAATTTCCCTACAATTGATCTCAATCGCATGATTGAGCAGACGGAACAACGCATCTATAACACAGTGCAGTTGCCCAGTTTGCGTAGAAATGTGACAGGTACTATTACTTCAGGTAATCAATATCTATCATGCCCTGCTGATTTTTTATCAGTATATTCGTTAGCTGTATTCCCTGTTAATGGTTCAAGTGGTAATTACTTGTACTTGTTGAATAAAGATGTAAACTTTATTCGTGAGGCATACCCCAACCCAAATGCCACGGGGCAACCTAAGCATTATGCTATTTTTGGCCCCCAATCTAATAATGAAGCTGAGCTAACATTGATTCTTGGGCCAACGCCAAATATGGCGTATACGGCCGAACTGCACTACTACTATTACCCAACATCGATTATTCAAGCAGCTATCGCTTCTGTTAGTTTCACGGCTGGATCAGGGTTTACAAATGGTACTTATTACAATGTTAGCTTGTCTGGCGGTACTGGCAATAGTGCTAGTGCCACTATTGTTGTTTCGGGCGGGATTGTAACTTCAGTTACCCTTGTATCCAAAGGGTGCTATTATGCCGTTGGGGACTCATTAACAGCGGCAATTACAGGTGGAACTGTAGCCATTACTGTAACAACCATTAATAATCAATATGGTGAAACTTGGCTTGGTGATAATTTTGATTCAGCTTTGTTAAATGGTGTTTTGTATGAAGCAGTTACATATACTAAAGGCGATGCTGACATGCAAGCGTTATACAAAGATCGATACACACAATCTATTGCTCTTCTCAAGAATTTGGGCGATGGCAAGCTCCGTATGGATGCTTATCGTGATGGGCAAGTTAGGGTGGCTGTATCATGAGCATAATCCAAACACAAACCACATCGTTTAAAGCTGAGCTCTATCAAGGGGTACATGATCTTTTAACGGATACTCTGTACATGGCGCTTTACACAGGTTATGCTAACTTGGGGCCCTTAACAACAGCTTATTCCACTGCCAATGAGATTACGGGTACCGGATATACAGCGGGGGGCATTCAAGTCACTGGGGCTACGATTAACACGTCAGGTTATATAGCCTATGTTAATTTCAATAACATAGTCTGGCCTAATTCAAACTTCACGGCAAGATGCGGGTTGCTTTACAACCAAAGTAAGAGTAATAAATCAATTTGCGTAATCGACTTTGGTTCTGACAAGACAGCAACAAATTTCACTATTACAATGCCAGTCAATTCTGCAACAACGGCATTAATTAGGAGTTCAAATTGATTGTCACAACTACCAAAGGCGATATGGATGACTCCCTTCTTGAGAAAAAAGAAGGCGTAGTTGACGATGAAAATGAGTACACAACATGGGTTGAATACTGGTTGGATGGCGAGCTCGTGCACCGTTCAGCGCATGTGACTTTAAAGAAATCACCTTTCATGGATTTAATCGCCGCATCAATGGCATAAGGAGCTTAAATTGGCTAACACTCAATCAATGTGCACTTCTTTCTTAGGCGAACTGTTGAGCGCTACGCAC